AACAAGATGAAGGCAAGTTGTTCTGGGAAGCATTTGATGAGTTTAAAAATTTCATTACAGAAAAGACCAATGCTACTGTAATGCGCCATGAAAACTTAGAAGCAGATGATTTGATTGCAGGCTGGATACAAGCACATCCGGATGCAAAGCATGTGATTATTAGCACAGATGGAGATTTTGCACAATTAGTTAGTCCTAATGTCAGCCAATATAATGGCGTAGGTGACTTACATATTACACACGAAGGAATCTTTGATGCCAAAGGTAAACCCGTTAAAGACAAAAAGACAGGCGAACCAAAGCCAGCGCAAGACCCAGAGTGGATGCTGTTCGAGAAATGTATGCGTGGTGATACCAGTGATAATGTCTTCTCAGCGTATCCAGGTGTGCGTACTAAAGGTTCTAAAAACAAAGTTGGTCTTATTGAAGCGTTCGAAGACCGTAAAAGCCGCGGATTTGCGTGGAACAATCTTATGCTTCAGAGGTGGGTCGACCACAATGGAGTCGAACACAGAGTCTTAGAAGATTATCAACGCAATGTACAACTATGTGATTTGACAGCACAACCTGATGATATTAAAGTAAAGATTAAAGAAACAATTACTGCCAATGCTGTGCCTAAAACAGTAGATCAAGTAGGTATCCGTATGCTTAAATTCTGCAATGCATGGGATATGAAAAAGATTGCTGATAACATTCAGTCTTACGCAGAACCGTTTCAAGCAAAATATAAGAGTGATAAAATATGAGTAAAGCATCTAGAGTACAAAAGGTAGTAATTGTAGGCGGTGGCACAAGTGCTTGGTTAACTGCCGCAATGTTATCATACAAAAAACCACAATACGAAATAATCGTAGTTGACAAAGAAGTCGGTACTCCTATTGGAGTAGGAGAAGGTACAATCTTAGGTTTTGCGAATACAATGTTTGATTGTGGGTTTGATATACAGGATTGGTTTTTTGAATTAGAATCAGTGTACAAATCCGGAATTTTATTTCCTGGATGGACAGATGACAACCCAAATATTTGGCATCCGTTTTTACATCCGCAATATCCGGGCGCACCTTTTTCATATTTTGATTTATGGTCAAAAAATCAGGATTTAGATTTTAAAGATCATGGACTAGCATTGTATGACGTATCAGTTAATCACAACAAAATAGATAAAGATAATTTACTTTTTTATGCATATCATGTAAATTGCGGAAAATTAGTATTGTTTTTACAAGAAAGAATTGTTGGTATACGAAATGTAAAAAGTATAAATTCCGAAGTTGTAGACATTCAAAGAGAAAACAATAATATACATAAACTTATATTAAAAAACGGTCAAGAAATAACCGGAGATTTGTTTATAGACTGTACCGGATTTAAAGGTCTATTGAATGATTCACCTGATCGGGTAACACTCGAAAATAGATTGTGGTGCGATACTGCTGTTGCAGGACCTGTACAATATATCGATAAAGATAAAGAAATGCATCCATATGTAGTAAACGAAGCAGTCGATCATGGATGGTTATGGAAGATTCCTGTTCAATCTCGTATCGGATCTGGCTTAGTGTTTAATAGATCTATCACATCTGTGGATGAAGCAAAAGAATATCTATGCAAATATTGGAACAATAGAATTACTCCGGACCAACTCCGAGTTATCGATTGGACTCCGTTTTATAATAAAAATATGTGGCATGACAATGTTGTCAGCATAGGATTAAGCGCAGGATTTATAGAACCATTAGAAAGTACTGGAATTGCTTTGATTACAAAAGGTATTTACGAAATGTTAGATAAATTAGAACAAGATTTCTATACAGCACATGATATTGAATTATTTAATGCAAGATTAGCAGTATCTTTTGAAGAATCTATCGATTTTGTAAGTATGCATTACATGGCTACTGAAAAAAATACTCCGTTTTGGAATTGGGTTAAAGAAACTAGATTTAAATCTGATACTCAAAAAATATATGAAGATAAATTAAAAGACTTTTGGCTATTACCTTTTCAAGGAAGAGGATCTATATTTTCAGGATATAATTGGTTTTGTCTTTTAATACAATTAGGTTACCCTGTAGAAAGTAAAAATCTTGATCCATTAACAATACAACAAATTAATATACTGTTAACTAGACATAAAAATTCTGAATTAAATAAACCCGATGCTGTTTTGCAAACAGAATACATCGAAGCATTAAAAAATGGAACAGAACAGTTTTTTGTTCTGCCAGAACATCGACCTAAAGGAAAATCAAATGAGTAAATTAGCAAAACTAGCAAAAGTAAATGAAAACATCACTATCAATCGTTATGATAACGGCTGGATGGTTGAAATTGGTGGCCGTAATAAAAAAGACGATTGGGCTACTACAAAAAGTATCTGCAATACAGAAGAAGAAGTTATTGCCCTAATCAAAGAGTGGAATACTTTTCCACTAGATCAATAAGGAGATAATCATGGCAATTTGGACCGTTAGTACATATTATAAAAAATCTTGTCAAGAAGTTGAAACATATCATCAGCGAGAAGGTGAAGGTAAAGTTACAGCCACTAACGGTTTCCGTTATGGCGAATGGACTGTAGAAACTACAGACGACAATCCTCCAGAATTTGAGTTTGTAGAAGTGCCCGGAGGCGATGGCAAAAAAGACAGCATCAATATGCTAGAGTGCGAAGTTAACAATATCGAAAATTGCGAACTTGTTGAAATGTTCGACGGTGGTTGTTGGTATGATGTTGAAATAGAAGGGCTAGGGGAAGAAGAGGAAGAAGAAATCCGCGAGTTCCTTGATGATAATAGTCCATACGATTTAGAAGAACGTGAGGATGATCCATGGTCACAAGGCGATACTGAATGGTGGATTTGGGGACCGATTGAAATTAAAAACGAAGACGGTGAAACTGTGCGTATTATATGCGCAGATGCAGACGGCAACGTAGTAGATTTCGTCGAAGAATAAGAGATAAATACATACATTACTCGGGTGCCGTCAGGGCCCTTGTAATATTAAGGAGAAAAATATGACAGTTATATACGCCAAGCCTATTGTGGATGGTAAGTTTTGGATAGTAGAACAAGATGGTTCTAAAATTGCAACACTTCACAAAAAAGAAAATAATAAATTCGTACTAAGTAGTACTACAGGCGAATTAATGTTTAATAAAAAACAGGACCTAACCAAACAATTTGGAGAAGAGTTCTTTTTAACAAGCCCTAAAGTTAAAGTTACACAAGCAGAACCAAATGAATGCCATGGTTTTGCTACAAGTGTACCCCCATATAACAGTATGTACGATGTAAGACGTAAACTACCATTGTTTACAAAGAGCTTACAGAGTAAGAGTTTGTATTGTGCGGGTTATTATATAATTAAGTTTAATAAAGGGTGGGTTAAATCATTTTGCCCTAAAGTGATTACATTAGAACGTAATCCATACAAAGGTCCTTTTAAAACTGAATTCGAAATGAAACAGGTACTTGCTAATGCAAAATCAGATTAATTTGACTCCTATTACGCAGTTTACACAAAGTTTACGAGCGGCCGAGCTAGCACAACAAAAAGAAGTTAAATTGCCTATTCAACAAGCTCGATTGCTTGTGTTAGCTTTAAATGAAATACAGGATAAACTGCTACAAGATTACGAAAGTTTGTTTAATGAACTGCGTAATAGGGCAGATACTGAGATTGTTACTGTAACTATGGACGGCGGTGGGTTCGAAGATACCAAATAAGGATAAATATATGCGTATATTATTGGAACGCATATCATGTCTAGACCTAAACCGAAAGTCTTGTTAGAAAATATTAACAAGCGTACATATAAAGCAGAGCAAATATTAGAAGCCGATGCGATCTGGGCTGTATTTTATAAGAACGAGCCTTTCAATTTAAAGAGCTTTAATAGCTTAACTTCTTACCCCGGGCCTAAATATAAAAAAGTATCTTTTAGTAATCCCGGGCATGCTATTAATTTGGCTAAAAAATTAAATCAAACATTTGGGTGTGATGATTTTCAAGTAGTAGTTTTGACACAAGGTACTATATTAAAATGATTACACAAGATGCCCTGACTAAAATATTTTTACAGCAATGGGGCAAGAGTATAGACGAAGCAAATGTTAAATTGTTTAGCCGAAAATGGTGGCAAAGTACTAGAGCAAGTAAAAAAAATAATTTCAGGTTGAGTGAAGAAGGTTACGAATTTTTGGTAAAAGAATTGGATTTGAAAGAGTACGAAATTCCATTTACCGAACCAATTGAACTTAGTCCTCAAACTATCATCTTTTTGGAAAGATATGTAGATTGTCCATATTATCTTACTCTAATGTCAATCACTGTCTTTTCAGAAAAAAAAAGTTTTGAACTAATGTTGTTTTCAGACGACATCAGAAAGTTTGGCATAATAAAAGCAATAAATGAGCGTGAAAAAGATCTAACAAATTAAAAAAAACAGTTGACATGATCTACTAATTCCTATACAATACATACTTACACAGCGTTAATCGCAACAATTTTTTTAACTTAGTATAGGAACTAAAATGGCAGAGATCTCCAGTCGTACAGTTGGCCCTAGCGGTGCTAAAAAGTCACTTCGTAAGGCTTTCAAAAATCAGCGTCCAATTTTCCTTTGGGGTCCTCCAGGTATTGGCAAATCAGATATTATTAAACAACTCGGTACTGAGCTAGATGCTCACGTCATCGATGTGCGTTTGAGTTTGTGGGAACCTACAGATATTAAAGGTATTCCATATTTCGATTCTAACGATGGTACTATGCGTTGGGCTCCTCCATCAGAGTTGCCAAGCACAGAACTTGCGAGCAAGCATAAGAATGTTATTTTGTTTTTGGACGAAATGAATAGTGCGGCTCCTGCTGTACAAGCGGCGGCTTATCAATTGATTTTGAATCGTCGTGTAGGAACATATCAGTTGCCAGACAATGTTGTATTGGTTGCGGCCGGTAAT